CGTCTGTCAGGTAGCCACCAGTTTTAACTTGATACTCTGTTTTCTTTGTAAATCTATATATCTCATCCCTCACTGTACCTGCAAAAGAACCCTTACTTCTATGATTGAACATGCCAATAATTGTTCTTATATAGTCATTGTCCCTTTTCTTTTTGTCTACAAAGCAACCCTTCTTTAGTATCTGGACTATCTTTCCATCGTCCGATAGACACCAGTCTCCTTCTTCTGCCTGTTTCCATTCGGTGATCAATGGAGTATCAGGATGTGCCTTACGAAACTCTTCTTCTGATTCGTAGGCATAGTGTTTGACTCCCTTTATAGTGCGAGTCAGTGCCAAGTCAGTTTGGCTCCTGCTCGTCAATCATGTTCAGGTCTAGTATTTCTAACTCTGGCATATTCTTCATGCGGTACAACAATTCGGATAGGAGTCCTATCTGTCTTGAGCCGGGGTCTATGATATCCATTATCTTTAGTTCTTTTGATATCTCACGGCAACGCTCTAGATTCTCATAGACATTGCCAATGTCATAATCACCACTCAAGGCTTTTTGATACAAGGTTTTGTAGATATCCATGTTTTAATTTAATAAAACTTGACAACAATGTTTTATATAATATATATTTAATTAAGTTTGTTTGTTTTGTGTGGGTTTTTTATAATAGTACTATAGTATATATAGTAAGTAGTATATATAGTAAGTAGTATGTATTATATATATATTATATATATATAGTAATATAGTATATATAGTAAGTAGTAAGTAGTAAGTAGTATATATAGTACCCGCTCCATATTTTATAGTACCCGCTCGGTAAAATTTCCAAAAAATTCTAAAAAATTATATTAGTATGTGTGTTTCTCTTTTATTCTGCACGGGCTACCCCCCAATCCGTTTCTAGGTTAGAAATATTGTATTGAAAAAAGCAAATCGGTCTAAGCCAGTTATATTACACGGCTCAATATTTTTTTAAAAAATATTGATAATTATGGAACTTTATTGAATTTTCAAACGTATACTAATTGTAATTAGTTTTTGACAATTAGGATACGCAATATGCAGATGCTGGCCCGGCTAGCCCTTGGCCCCGTTATGGTGTAAGATCTAAGCGGAGCTTTGGGTGCGGTGAAAATAGGCCTCGATGAATTTTTGATGCGTGGTACTCTATCGTATAGTGACGGGTACATTATATAACTCAACTAAATTTCTTAATAACAAAATGGAGTATGCATTGAAGAAACAAGAGAAGCTTGTTATTCAAGAGTGTAATCTGTTTGGCGATAGGGACAATTTAGATACAGCTTTCAAAGATGCTGTGTCTATGATTGATGCTAGTTGCAAGGACAATAGTGCCTATGCAATTACAGCATTAATGCTGGTCTGGAATACTTTGTCAAAAAAGTATGACATCTATCCTAAACAGGTAGACTCTGAATAAGCTCGGAGCAGGGGCGGGAGCTTGGCAACATAATCCCGCCCACTTTCAAAACATACTCTTAATTCAAAAACAACATGGAGAATAACATGCAACATAATAATGCATTAGAAGTAGTACCTAACTGGAACCTAGAACCTAACCAAGTCACAGAACCGGAAGTAGTTACAGAACCGGTTATTAAAAACTGGGGAGGTAATAAAAATCCATTTATGGGAATTGAGAAAGTAAATAATTACTTCCCCGATGGAACTCTTAATCCTATGACATATTCTATTTTAGGTGAAGATGGTACTCAATTCAAAGATGTTACTAGCAACTATCTTCCTGTAAGTAATAAGGACTTAGTAGATGTAGCAAGCCAAATCATGGTAGATTCTATGATTGATTGGAATCATGAAAAACGATTTTTTAGTGATAAAGGTAGTTTTCGTGATATCTACTATGCGAATGATAGTGGATTGGAAAAATCAGTTTCTGAGGTTGGTGACTTAATAGGCATGGTATTGGAAGTAACTAATTCATACAATGGTTCTTCTAGGGCCGGAATTAAAATCTACTTTCAAAGGTTAGCATGTCTTAATGGTATGACATCAAGAGCTTATGGTTTTGGGCATACCTTTACTCATACAGCCCAGAATCTTAACTGGGAGGAGCAAATAATACAAGCTACCAATCTTTTAAGAAACCAATCTGAGCATAGACTTGGTAAGTTTGTTGATGCCTGTGGTAAGTTACAGAAACCAATAGACAATACAGAAATCAAGTTAATTAGAGAAAATCATATTTCTCAATTACCGGGTACTCAGTTTGGTCAAATGATGGATAAGTTCTATAAAGATAGTGATTTTTCTGCATGGGGTTTGTTAAATGCCGGAACAAATGTTTTGTGGCATGCTAACAAACTAACCAATGCTAACTTTGAAAATAATACTATCGTAGTTGATGGACTGTTACAATATGGTAAAGATACGCATGATGAACCTTTTGTAGATCCCAATCAAACTGATATGTTCCAGTAATAACACAGAACAGAGATAAGGCCCCGAAAGGGGCCTGATTCTCTATTTTTTTTATTTTTTATATTTTTTTATTATTTTGTGCACGTAAGTAGATTGTGCACGTAAGTAGGTTTTACCTATATTTATTATATTCTGTGCACGTTGGTAGTTTATATAAGTTTGTGCGCGTATGTAGCTTGATTTTATTATATATTGTGCGCGTAGGTAGGTAATCAAGGGTAGTTTGTATAAATAAATATCTCCTTATATTTTTATTATATTATATAGTTTGAAATAATACCACAACCCCCCTACACAACCCCCCAAAAAAAAGATTAATTTATTTCATTTATTTTGGAACCTTTTTTAATGGTTGGCGTATAGTATACATAAACAAAATAATTAAGAGTTCTTAATATGACATTAAACGAGATAACAGAAATATCTAAAATAATAAAACAGAGTAACAGATACAACCAAGACAAAAAAACATTAATAAATAATTTATTTAATTACTTTAAAAAAAGTAATCCCAAAATAAATTTTAAATTATTTGAAATGATAATAAAATAAAAAAAAACTTTGAAACTTTTGAAACTTTACACAGTATAATAATAAACAAACGGAGAAAACAAATGAGAACATTTGACAAGTACAAACAAAACCTCAGAGCGACAGACGATGCAGTATATAGCTATGAAACAAGAGTTGCAGAGATCGATCACAAGAGCAGAACTATAACTCCTCTGGGTTGGTGGTCTGCGACAACATCAAAGCACATAAATTATGTGGGTTCTGAGTACGGCTACAAAGTACAGAAATAAAATAACTTACAGAAATTAAAGGGGGTGTGTAATGCATCCCCTTTGGGAGAAATTATGACACATACAGAAATACAAGAGGTACACAGAAAACTAGCACTTTCTGTAAAAAGGGATGACTCTGGAAAGGTAATGCCTACACAATTTTCTGAGAGAGAGAAGAATTTTATGGTATTTCAGATGATGCACAAAATGAGAGAGGACAACAGAAAAAGATTTGCGGGTAGAATGATACAAAAGAATTGGAACAAGATGAGCAAGAAAGAAAAAAATAATTTGGAACTTTAACGGATAGGTATAGTTAAATAAGTAATAGAGCCGATACAAGGTGAAAAGTAAATCTATGGAAATGTGGTAGGTCGTTATAATAACGACTGAAGGAATAGAGCCTTGTTGCCCCTCTTAACAATGGGTAAAGTGGTAGACTAATAATCGGAGGTTCGACTCCTCCTCGGCTCACAAGATTTAGACAAGTTACACAAATGGAGTGAACAACATGAAAAAACAAAGATACAAAAAGACCAACACCTTAAACGTGGGGACAATGGTGCAAGGTACGATCGGAGAGAATAACGTATCTAATTTATTTCTCAAAAATGGGTACATTGTTACACGACCAGAGGTTGATTTGGGGGTGGATATGGTCGTATGTAAGCCCAAAAAGTGGGGTAAGCGAATACTGATGAACAAATGGCGATCTATCCAAGTTAAGTACCATTCTAGGATTTCAAAAACTACCTATGGACACGCCTTACAAGTAAAGATAACACCGAATTACTGCGACTATATCGCCATACCTCTGGACGAACACACGAATAGAGTTATTTTCTACCCTCAGCCGAAGCACATGAAAGGCAAAAGATACGAGAGGGATTTCGCTTTCATGGACAAGGACAAATTCCACGAGAGGGGTAACTTTCAGAATCAGAACGATCGAAGGTGGGCAAAAGATTTTTATGAATTGCCAAATTAATTTGGAACTTTTAATAATTAGTGTAGTTATATAAGTAAACAAAGGAGTAAATAATGAAACAACTCAGAAAATACGATTATTTTTCATTGGAAAGGATGCAAAGGTTATCAAAAGACCATATATACTATTGTGTTTGGTTTGACGGAAACCTGATCGACGGCAGAAAAGCATCGGAAGAGGTGCGCATTAAGTACGTGCCTGATAAGATGTTTGACCTGCGCGAGTTTGACGAATGTATGAAGTATATCGACGAATTAATAGCAGACCATTGCGATTATTCTTTCCGTATAGAGGATTGGGATCCAAAGACAGAAAGCGCAGAGCATTTTGTTTTTAAGCATTTTGAACACCCATAACAAAAAGGAGCAATAAAATGAGCAGTAAATACAACGGATGGACAAATTATGAGACATGGAACTTTAATTTGTGGATCACGAATGAAGAGTCAGATCACGAGTACGCCTTAGAACTTGCGAAAGATTCTGAAAACAAATACGGACTCAGTAAAAAGCTAGAAGAGTGGGCAGAAGATATGGCTGATGATGTTCTTAGGTCATACGAATACACACATGGCTTTATAAAAGACATGGTGAATAGTTCTATAAAAGAGGTCAATTTCTATGAGGTGGCTGAACATCTGTGGGATGAGGTACATGATGGGGAGGAAGAGTAATGATTGACATGGATAAATTAACATCAGCCATTTGCGACATGGAAGATATCAAAAGGAGTATACCTAAAGACATAAAATCGCTACCAAAAGACCATGATGGTACAGAGTATACAATAGGTGAATGTATAGATGATGTTCTTGAATACTTGAAAGAAGTGGAAGAAACAAAGGAGGAAGAGTAATGCAGAAGTGGATAATAGTAGAAGGCTTAACAGAAGATGGAAAGCAGAAAGAATATCAAGTTTCTGATGGTGAGCCTTATGATGGTATAGATAACAAGAACGAAAGAACAATGTCATACGATTTTACAGACTTACAAAAAGCAAAAAAGTTATGTGAAAAACTAAATAAAAGGAGCAAATAAAATGCACATGATAATAAGAAACATAGTTTATGCTAATTCTGAAAGTGAAGCGCTTTCTGTAGCTAGGGGGAATCTTGAAAGATTATGCGAAGGACAAGATCCATTTGACTATTACGATTTGTTTGATGGTGGTGGCAGTCGGTATTGGGGCGACAGATGTCCAGAAATATCGCTTTTAAATAAGCCTGAAGGGCGTAAAATGATAGTAGACGGATGGAAGGCTACCCTAAGAGATATGAGAGAGAATATAAGGAAAATAAAAGAACTTACAGAAGGTAAGAGAATTACAGAGATCATGCGAAATATCAGAAAGGATTGGCTTCAGTACCATTTTAAAGCCGTAGGTGATTATCAAGGAGAAAGCGTTTGGCTATACGATAATGATGGGGAAGGTATAAAGGATAGGAGACATCTTGACAATGCACTTAATAAATGGGATAATAATACAGAATATAAAGGCATGAAAGTTTATGTCGTACCCGCAGATGTACATTATTAAAATAAATGGGAACTTTTAACGGATAGCGTGGTTATAGAGGTAAACAAGGGAGCAAAAAATGAAACAAATACAAGTAAATAGCATGAGGAAAAAAGCTCTGTTTTGGTGGAGGGCATTAAGTAAGGACATGAAAATGACCATGATCCATAATCCTAACGTGAACAAGACCAATACAATAGACTTTGAACTTATGAGTAGGTCAACCATGCAAGTTGAAAAAATGTTTAAGAATTGGTTGAGTTGGGAAATAGATGTTGAATCAGTTTGGCGAACAGATCCTGAACAAGATGAACACCCAAGATTCAGAAAAGGAAAATAAGGAAAGCAAGTAATGAGTAAAATAAAAGAATATTATGTTGATTTTTCATGCATGATCGTCAATGCAGAATCTTCAAAACAAGCAGAGGATATTGCACTTGATTTCTTAAAAGAAAATGGACTATCACCTCAGATATGCAACATAGAAGAGTCAGGAGATAAAGAGCCAGATGAGATCGGTATTCATGCTGAGGACACATTCCATGTTACAAAAAAAGATGGGAACCTATTAAAGTAAGGAGCGTATATGCCATATCCAATGAAACAAAAGGAGAAACAAATGATAACAGAACAAGACATTTTATTTGACAACCTATATGAAGACATAGCCATGAAGCTAGACTCTATCTTAGATGAGGTCATAGCAGACATAGAGCATGACTGGGGAATCAAGCACGATGTGATGATGAGGATAGTAGAAACATGGTCTGTGGGGGTATCTGCAAGGCTACCACTTACAACCACTATAGATAAGAAAACAATGGAGTTGTTAAAGAAGGAGGTGGAAAATGTTAATAAGTAATTGTTGCGGATATGAGGTAAAGTATCACGATATATGTTCTAGTTGTTTAGAACACACTGATCCATACGAAGAGGAAGATCTAGAGGAATTGGAGAACGAGTTGGAGGAAGAGTCTTTGGAATGGGAAAGAAAGGATAGTGAGGAAGAAAGGGATAGTGAGGAAATAGAGCGAGGTATGGAAAAGATAAGAAACTTAATAGCGAACAAAGGTGTTGTGAATATTGACCATGCAGATATATGGGAAATATTTGGAATAGCAGTTGTGTGTTTAGAAGGAGAGCCAACAACCGCTGATGAATTTAATAAGGAGGTAGAGTAATGAAAACCGCAATAATAAAAGTTAGATTGGCTTACGATTTTCCTGATGAAATGTCAATCAAAGAGATCAAGGAAAAAGTAGAGAACCTTGAATTACCAAAGGAGTACGATGAAGATAGTTTTGAATGGCTTGGTATTTACGACAACGAAGATGAGTTCATACCATATTATAAGTTCCCCGAAGAGTGTTATGAGGTAGAGGAATGACATCAAAAGAATGTAGACTTAGTTACATGGAGTGGTTTTCCATTCACGAGGAAGATATTCGTATAGAGTTAGCAGAGTCTGGGGCAGATCGTGAAATGGACTTTGATATTGAAAAAGAATTTGAGGTCAGGTATGAAGACTATCACAAGAACTATAAAAAGGAAACAGAAAATGAACGCTAAAGAATATGAATTTATGAGAGAGAAGTTTCTTTCAGAAACCTTAGAGCTTTCAGATGCCAAGCGAATTGAGTATACTGAAGGGAATCACGAGACCAATGTATTGTGGAACTTTGAACATATTGGAAAAACTTTGGGACTTACTCCCATGAAAGTGTTATCTGTATATTTACAGAAACATATTAGTAGTTTATTGAACTACTTAAAAACAGAGAAAGAATATGCTGAGAGTATCGAGGGAAGGATAATGGATATGATCAATTATCTGTTGCTCTTGCTCTGCATGATCAGAACATACAAAGGAGATAGCAATGAAACGATTCCTGAAAGCAATGGAGATAGTAACACAAACGATACTAGGGGAACAAGCGACCTCTAAACCTAAGAGGAAGAAAAGGAAGTATAAGCGGAGAGCAAGGAGGGTTAAGTGATGGATATAATATATTACACATGGGAACTCTTTACAATGGATGAGAAGAACGCTTGGTGGTTGATGATGGTGGTGTTTGCCTGTACCTGTATTACTTTTATCTACACCAATGTAAAAATGCGGGTACATTTGGAAAGGATATCCAAAAAACAAAAGACCTTTTTGGTTGCTCTTTGGCTACTAGCTGAAGGCGAGAAGGACGAACTTCAATTAATGATTGAAAAGGAGGAGGAAGAATGAAAAGTAATTTCGTTAAATGTTATGAAGAAAAGGATAGAGCGGTTCACAAATCCAATTGTTGCGATGCTAATCTTATTTACTACAATACAAAAGAAGATTGTTTTTATGGCAACGAAGGAAGTTTGCTAATTACAAAAGCGGGGATAGATAACATAAAAGCTCTACACGGAATCATTACAGGTGACGATTTTAGAACACAGAGAAAGGGGGAAGAATGATAGTGATAGACCTAATGGAATGGATAATCAATCTATTCATCTTCTCTGTTAGCTTAGTAGCGATCACAATGGTGTTGTTTGTTGTATGCCTAGTGGTCTATTCGATACAGGATTGGAGAGGCAAGTGAAAGAATACATGGAGTTGCAGTTGGAAGTTCTAAAGTATGAACAGATGGTGGAACGAAGAGAAGAGAAGATAAAGAAGTTACAGAACGTAATCGCATCACAGGATCCAAATGATCTACATAGATTTAGATGTTGGCATTGTGATTCTGAACTGATCTGGGGCGGAGATCACGACATACAGGAGATCATACTAGACGAGGACAAGGAAGGTATCGCATCCAATTTTTCTTGTTCTAACTACGACTGCAACACCCATGTGGAAGTATACCACTTTACACAAGAAGAGGAGTAAGACATGGTAAAGTATACCCATAACCACAAAAGTTCTGTAGAGGCTAAAATAATGCTGTTACTGGGCATGTGTGGTGTCAGGGCTAGTGAGTTTAGCTACGATGACTGGGGAGAGAATAGAACATTGCAATGGAAAGAAGGGAGGAGAATAAATAAGAAAGTCAGGGATTATGTGAGAATGGTTTTTGTTGCAGAACACGATCAACCTCTGAAATTTTCTGAATTTAAGTATGAGAACGCACTTGGAGGTAGGATATACAAGTATATTATCGCCCCTCTAAAAAATTAATTTGGAACTTTTTGAAACCTAGAGCGTATAAGAGGAAACGGCACACAAAAAAAGTGCCACAAACAAAGGAGTTAAAATGCAGTATAAAGAAACAAGAAAGAACGATAAAAAACAAGCGCTGTTTGAGTCTAAGCAGGATGTGATAGTGTGGTTAGAGTATTTGTTATACCATCAAGACCTATCAATTAGAGAGTGTGCGGTTGCACCATCAGACGAAGACAAGGTAAATCGAACATTTGTCAATGTTTTTGTAGATCATGTTATTAGACAAAGGTACGAAGAGATGATCACTTGGTTAAAATCGGAGGAAGTAGCGTAAACTAAACTGGGGCGGGGCAACCCGCCCCTCTATAAATTAATTTGGAACTTTTTAAATTTTGAAACGTATAATAAGAAACGAAACAAAGGAGTTAACTATGGAAGTACAATGGTATAAACATGACTACTGGTATCCATGTTGGTCATACGAACTGGAGGCACCTGACCTCAAGGATGATAAGAGATGTGTAATTTCAAAAATTCACAATCATTATTATGTGGGAATATCAAGTGAGGACAATGTTGTTTGGCAACCCAAAGCTATTGATGGTTGTAAGTTCTTGGGAGTGTATTCCACTTTGAAGAAAGCAAAGCAGAGAGCCAACAGAGTCTTGGATAAAATGTACAGTAATAAGTAACTAAACTGGGGCGGGACAACCCGCCCCTATAAACAAAGGAGTTAAAATGAAACAATCAGGTGTTGAAGAAAAAAGAATAGGATCAGACCCTATTGAGACACTACACAACAATGGTGAATTTATTGTCAGATTATATGACAATAATTGCATAAACATTATGAGCGTACATGGGTCGGAGTATTACTCTGTGTCTGTGCAGTTAGCTGACACGCCACAAGAGTTCGAGCAGATTAAAAAACAAGGACACATCAATATCTTTGTTAAAGATGACTTGGATTTGTATGCTAATGGAAAAGAGATTAAGGGATAATACAACTGGGGCGGGGAAACCCGCCCCATAACAAAGGACATAAAATGAAATCATACCATTGGACAATAACTGCTAGTGGGTTTATAGAAGCACACTCAGTTAAGGAAGCTGAGGAGCTTCTGAAAGAGAACGCTATTGGGTACATCATAGATGATGAGAAATACTGGGAGTTTGAGGTTGAAGATTCTTTACCATGCGAAGAAGAAGAGGAGTAGGAAATTAAGGTCTTAGAATTATTTGCAGGTTCTTGCACCTTTTCAAAGGTGGCTAAGGAATATGGGCATGAGGTCTACACCATTGACATCATGGCAAACGAGGATATCAGCTTGGAGACCGACCTCCTTTATATTGCTCCTAAAAAGATACCCTTTAAGCCTGATGTGGTGTGGGCTTCACCGCCCTGCACAACCTTTAGCGTTGCATCCATTGGACATCATTGGAAAGGGGGACACAGAGCCTACATACCCAAGACCTCACAAGCATACATTGGATTGGCAATGGTAAAGAAAGCATTGGAGATCATAGAATATTTTAAGCCTAGCCATTGGTATGTAGAGAACCCAAGAGGGTTACTCAGAAAACTAGACGTAGTAAAAGAATTACCAATCAGGCACACCATATCATTCTGCCAGTACGGGGACACTCGCATGAAGCCGACCGACATCTGGACGAACAGTGAATCGTGGAAGCCGAGGCCGATGTGTAAAAATGGAAACCCTGATTGCCATCACGAAAGAGCACCAAGAGGAAGTCGGACAGGGACGCAAGGATTGAAGAACGCCTACGAGAGAGGCATACTGCCAACTGAACTATGTCAGGATATTGTTAAAGATTTTAGTGGTATAAGACACTAAATATCAATAACTTAAAGGAGTA